CCACGGCTCCTGCTCCTCCCCCGCTTGCGAGCGGGGTTTAAATATTAAATATTAATTTATTCAAGGCCCCTGGAATAGGGGCCTTGTTACAACGTTAGGAAGCTTTTGCAAATTTATCTGCTAGGTCTATTCTACCCTGTACCAGCAGAAGGTATTCTCCCCCGCTGCTGCCGTGGGGCTCTCTCCACACTTCAAAGTAATCCCCATCTTTATCACGTATTAAACGGGTTACTATTTTACCCTGCCAGCTTTGGGCTTCAACTCTTAGTGAGTGATGGGCTCTAGCTGTAGGTTGAGTCTTTCTTGCAGACTCAGATATTTTTCCATAAAAGTGACTCATATTTTTTTCTCCTCTTTCTGTTCTAAAAAGGTTGTTAATTTTCTATGTATCATAGAATACCTGTAATCATCTAAACCGATGTCTTTTTCAGATAGTTCTTTTGGTACAACATTAACAAACCATTCTTCTAAAGCATCCAATATATTGGCTATTTCAAACTTAGTTAATTTCATGCTGATTTCTCCTTTTCTACGACATAGTATGTCATCCAGCCGTTGGCTTCATCTACGCCCTTCATGAACATTTTTAAATCATGTTCATTATTAAAGGTGTAGGTCTTTTCTTCGTTGCCTTCAGTACCCCATTTGATTGTTATAGTCATTTTATCTTTCTCCTTTGTTGTGAGTACTACCGAAATTCAGTCTAGGACCTTGTCATATTAATTAATATGTATTTCTCGACGCAGTACTCGCAGCAATTATATCCTAGATTCTCCCATCTTGTCAAATCTTATTTTGCACCTTGTTGCCTGATACCTGATTCAAGGCGCTTGCAACCTAGGGTTATGTCAATGCGACATAGTGTCGCACCCCACTAAACACTTGTGGGCGGGGCCCTCCCAAGAAATAAAAAAACACTAAACACTTGTGGGCGGGGCCCACCAGGGATTTATATATACACTTGTGAACTTGCTAGCTGCGCTTGTAGGCTTGTGATTTTTTATTTTTTATTTGGAGTTTTGGCGCCCTTGGTCAGGGCGCCGTTAGAATTATACTTCGTTAACTTCTTCAATCACGGGTGGAAGGTAGTACTCCCATTCCACTTCCTTGTCGGGCCGCTCCCAGTCTTCCTTGTTGGCTAAGGCGATTTCCTTGGCCTCTTCTGGGGATGCAGCTTCCACTTCATAGAACATATAGTCCTTGTAGTAGGCGACAATTGAGTACGTTTTTTTAGTCATTTTTTCCTTTCGTTGAGAAACCCACTCCAGTGCTCCAATATAAAAAAATATACTGGCTACACTGGTGGGATGAAGGGGCGCCTTACAGACGCAAACTCCAATGGAGTATAACCCTTTTTAGAATCATATATTATCCTACATTTAAAATAATAGCAACAAATAAATTTCTCCATGTTCCATGATTCGAGGTCAATGAATTCAAATAAGTCAATGCGACATATTGTCGCACTTGCTACTAAATACCTGTGGGCGGGGCCCACCGAAGATCTTGTCAATGCGACATATTGTCGCAGGTCTATTAAATACTTGTGGGCGGGGCCCACCCCACCTTAAAAAAAATAAAATTAATTTAGAGCTTGACAATATAGGATAACATAGGATATAATTCCAAATAACAAACAACGAAAGGAAAACAAACATGAGACCAATAAGAAAACAAGAACTTGATTATTTAGACAGACTTATAAATAACAAGTTCCAAGAAAAGCAAAGTGCAATACGATCACAGTGTGAACTTGAAGTAGGAAAACAATTAGAGAAGGACTTTACTAAGTTCATATCTACTTTAAGACTTGATAAGCTACTTAAAGACGCTGAACAAGCTGAAAAGGACTATCAAGACTTTAAGCAAAGTAAAGATGCTAAGGAAACTGCTCTTAATCAAAATGCTATTAAGAGAAAACAAGCATTACTTGAAAAGGTTAATCAATGGTCAGATATTAGAGACTGGTCTATTTCAAGCCGTGCTGACACTGTAGATGAAGTTTTAGACAATCTTAAAAAAGCTTGTCGACAAGAACTTGAAGAAAAATATAAGAACTCTGAAAAAGGTAAGTTCTTTAAATATCTACAAAATGGAATTGAGGACGCCAAAAATACTTTATATTCCGGCTTGTCTATTGATGACGTTTGGAAGAACTTAGAGAGCATATTTGGCAAAGCACAAATTGAGGTGCGTGTGCCCAAGTCCTTTACACAAATTGCTAAATAATTCTTTTCGTTAAGAATGAACAACGCCCAGATAACTGGGCGTTGTTGTTAAGATTATTTTTTTCGGCTTTCTCTATACTTTGTATCAAAGTCCTTTTCTTGTTTTCTATTGATTAATAAAACTATCCAATAGAATAAAGCAACAAGCAACATGGACAACGAGGCAAAAGTTATAAAGTAATCATATAACTCATTTATTGTTTCAAGCATAAACTACCTTTGTTGTTTCCCTCTCTTCAAACGTTTCGACAATATCCATAATGGTATCATCACACTTTGTTATAATAAAGGAAAGTATTTCACTTTCCTTTGTTGTTAGCCCTTGCTCAACAAATTGTTGAGCAAGGTTATCAGTTATATTTATTTCTGTTTCCATATTAATTACTGTTTGGATTCCAGATACAAAGTTTTAATTGACTTTCCAAACTTTTAACAAGTTCAGCTGGCTTTGAATCGTGTTTATCAAATCGTAAGCCAGTAAAGTTATCTATGTATCCTACTTTTTCATTGTTATAAAAAACATCGCCAGATTTTTTATCTGGAAAACTAAAACCAATTTGTTTTAGTTCTTTTTCGTGTTCTTTTGATACCCATAGTTCCATATTATTACTTTCGTTGTTATATTGTTTTACCTATTACTTCAAAATTATAGCCAAGTTTTTTTATTAACACTATTGTATTAACTCCTAATGTTTTAGTGTTAGCAATACTAGCAAACAATTTTGCCTTATCACAAACAGGATAAACTAAATCATTTCCATAAAGATTTTTAGTTTCTACTGTTAGTGTGTTTGTTTTCTTTTCCATATTGTTTCTTTCGTTGTTATGATTTCATCATAGATTATATAGGATATTAATGCAAGAACTATTTTACATTATATCAAAGATATTTGTATTATAATTCAATAGGATATTCTGTGATATATTTATCACTATTAAATACCTGTGGGCGGGGCCCACCCTTACCGATAATATATACATGTGGGCGGGGCCCACCAAGGACTCACCCCCCCACCATAGAGGTCCCAATGGGTTTACGATTTACTTTTATTCTAAGGAGGGGGGAGAGGGTAAATCAATTAAAGGGGTCCCAGTCATACCCTTTAGTCTAAGATTTACATAGTTATAGTTAATAAATTCATTTTGGGTTCTAAATTACTTTTATTCTAAGTAGGGGGGAGGGGTAAAAAATATTTAAGGTACCATATAAGGGGACCCTATAGGTTATAAAATTACCTATGGATTTATACCCCCGGGGGTGTTAAAAACAATTTAGGTACCATAATTATATTATGCTTGATAAAGAAAATTTAAAAAAACTTAGAAATATAAATAATATTAAAGACCCTGAAGTTAGAAAAAGAGTTAAATTAAATTTTCTAATGTCTATTAAAAAGAATACAGACAAAAATATTCGTTCTGATTTTCTAACATTTGTAAAATATATTTGGCCAGATTTTATTGAAGGCTCCCACCACAAAACTATTGCAGATAAATTTAATAGATTAAGATCAGGAGAATTAAAAAGATTAATTATCAATATGCCACCAAGGCATACTAAATCAGAATTTGCTTCTTACTTTTTACCTGCATGGATGATTGGTAATGATCCTAAATTAAAAATTATTCAAGCAACTCACACAGCAGAACTTGCAGTTAGGTTTGGTCGTAAAACAAAAAACTTAATTGACTCAGCTGAATATAGAGAAATATTTAATACAAGATTACAAGAAGATTCAAAAGCCGCTGGTCGTTGGGAAACGGACAAAGGTGGTGAATACTTTGCTGTCGGTGTCCAAGGTGCGGTAACCGGTAGGGGTGCTGATCTACTCATCA